GGACAATGTTAATCGTGCCCACCAATTCAACTTCTTTCTTGTTTCAATCTTCTCGTATTTTAAGGCTTCTATGGGATTAGTCTCCCATAATTTTTCTTCATTCATATGTACCATTTCAATCGCTGTATTTATTTTACCATCGCCAAGTTTATCTTTTCTTAATTTCATTGACGTTTTTTATTAACTATGTTCTTCGTATTTAATTCCTTGCTCTGCAAGTAATAACTGTCGATTTGCCATGTGTTCATCTACAACATCATCTTTATTCTGGCCCCAGTATCCAACAGCATAACCACTTTCACACATCCATTTGTTTATGTTTGTCCATCCACCAAACTCATGTCCATCTTCAGTACAGTTAATCCAAAGTTCACCTAGTACTCTACCGAACTTACCTCTACTATCTGATTCTGGACATCGACATTGAATTTCAATATCATCTCTGTCTGATATGACTGCCCAATGTACCCACGATTTGAGAGCTGCCGAGGATAATTTTCCATAAAACTTTTCTTCCAAATCTCTTGTTCGTGATTCGGGGGTATCGATTCCGAGCAGGCGGATTCTATTGCATATCCGTACATCAAACCCCAAATCAAAAATTGCATCAATAGTATCTCCATCAACAACTTTCTCTACAGCAGTTATGTTGTAGATGTATTCACAAAGTTCTTTATTTTTGTATTCAGCCATTTAACTCCATTCAAATTTCCATTGGTCATCTTGCCAAGATACGTTGCACCTACCAGCATTATAAGGAAGATTGAAAGTTTTGTGTCTTACTCTAAATTCTTTTTCATGTCTTCCAGTATCTAGGTAATACGGTGGTCTATCTCCACGAACAACATCCCGCTCGAATGTTTCTCTAGTCAACATTATTTGAGATGTGGATGTTGGTTCGTTTTGTGATCCTCCTGCCATATTTCCTTTTATGTGTAGAGGGGGATTCTTCTGTTCCCAAGCGACCCCCCGAACCTAAGTCCTAACTCGGCTATAGTCTACGCAGCGAGTGCGTAAGAGTATGCGGTATAATCGTCATTGTTTGCGATTACTTTAATGGACCGTTACGGTGGTGCCTCTACCGAATACCTCTTTATATGCCTTCACAATCAATCGAATTCTATTACAGCCCCATCAACGAAAGTCATATCCAATATAAAGTGTGGCATAAGTTAATCCCAATGCTAAGATTATAATTATTGTAAGCCACATTAATTTCTTTTCCATAACTTTCTTTGGTGGAGCTGATCGGAATCGCACCGATGTCTTAATTGCTATCCATATATGTCAACAGTATCATGAATATTTAGGTCACAAAAGATGTGACTCATAATATAATTTCTTAGCTTCCCAAATTAAATGTGTCCAATCATCTCTTTTTTCTACAAATAATTGTGGTTGTTCGTTTTCTACAGCAATGATAATCACCACTTGTGGTACAGGAATCGATGTAAGTTCCTCATAAGCAATTCCATAAAATGCTCCCTGAGCAAAGAATTTTTCACACCATTCCTTCTTTTTAATCTTGTTACTTGTCTTGTAATCTATAACCGATAACACTCCATCAAACTCTGCAATGCAATCAGTTCTTCCAGCAATACCAAAGTGATCTGAATATAATGCTAACTCAACTCCTTGAATGTTATTGACTCTTTCAAAGAACGGTTCAATCGTTTTGAATAGTTCAACAATGTGGGGCGTTTCTCCATTAAGGTATTCCTCTTTGTTTTGGATATAGGCTTCACAGACAGAATGTAACTTTGTACCTCTCCTGGAAGCTTTACCGGAGATTTTGTTTGCTTCGGTTTCTCCAACGCGTTTTCGCCACTTCTGTATTGCAGCTTTGGAGAGCTCACCAAGTACTGTTGTGATTGATGGATATAGTTCACCGGATGGAGTAACATAATGCCTCTTTCCATTTTTGTTTTCAGTTACCATACCAAAAGACATTTCGGGTCTTGTGGCAAGATGTATAAATTTTTTCATAATGTATTGCCAGGATTATTTCTTTTCAAATCTTTTATTTTATCAGAAAACCATCCCGGCTCTTTCTTAGAATGTTTAGTTCGAATATTGTCATAAGCAAAACCTGAAGCCTTAACAATTATCTGTTTCACTTCACCGCCGCAAGTTGGAAATCTGCATCGTTCTTCGGTGGGGATCTTTCTATCGGCTATCTTTAAATCTTCTTCAAATGTTAAACCACATTTGGTACACTCGTAATCATACGTTGGCATTTTCTAAAATCCAGCTTGGGGGTGTTCTCATGTTTTCAACTATCCCGCCCCATTTTGCATCATTTTCCTTTACCCAGTTCTTATAATAACTTCTATATGATTCAATAGTATTTTGGAATTCGTCTTCAAGTCCATGAACTATATATTCTTCTGGAATGAATGGAGGCGGTACAGTAAGTTCACCCTTTATAATATTTTCTGGAGTGTGACTTAATTTATTATATAGATTTGTCCAATCTTCGTGCATTTTATCATATCGATACCAATATTCTTTATGCATCCAAAACCACAAATCATGCATCCACATATAATTAGCATCATTCGATTTAATCCAATCATCTTTATAATCGGGATCTACTTCATTTAGATGTGGAACAATTTTTCCTTTTGGGTCTAACAAATGATGTGCGGTGGATAGTAATTTTGTGTATATTGGAATCTTACTTTTCACATGCTCATCACAATGTGCGTATGCACACATTCTTGGATCTGTATCCAGAAATAATATATTCACGTTCCGCCTTTATTTTCCTCAATTATAACACGGTTAAAATATGTTTCTTTTCCACCATCGTAATTATTAATCTGATGGCGAGAAGGAGTTGCAGCCATCAAGAAGCAATCACCCGTATTAATGACAGAAAGATGCGGCGCGCCGACTTTATGATCTTTCATTCTGTAACTAAAAAATATTCCGCGGTTTCCTGTTTTATCAACTACCTTATGAAGACCATAATTTTCTATGTATTCTGTCAACTTGACAAAAAAGTTTCCTCTTTTTTTCTCTGTACCAATCCATCCAAGATGACTAAGATTTTCTTTAGGCGGAGCCTTCTCTTCTTTAATAACATTGTTCACCAGAGAAGCAAGGAATCCTAATTGGTAGTTCCAAATTTTTGGCTTGAGTTTCCAACTTGAGGGCGGCGTGATAACATGGTTCGCAACAACATCGCGACAATTTCTGAAGAACTCAGAATCAGAATTATTTGAATTTAATTCTTTTTCAATCTTCTTCAGAATCTCATTGATGCGTATATTGAGAATTGGCCCAGGAGCTTCACATTCTCTCAACTGTTGTTCAACAACAAGAGCAGTACACTCTCCACCGAATTTCGACTTGGGTTTGTACCCGCTGAGTTTAATCAGCTCGTCAAGTTTGTAAACTGCGGTAGACAAATAAAATTGTGTTTTCATATTAATCACTCAATGATTCAGCGGCCTTTTCAACCAGTTCAGATTCGTTCTTACAAAAAGAATAACCTTCATTGTAAGTTTTCTCGAATTCTGACATCAAGTTTTTAACCAGGTCTTCCCAATCAGAGCAATACTTATGAATACCATATTCTCTGAGAGTTTCCTTCAGCCTTTCTTTTGTTACCATAATCAATCTCAAAAAAGTAAATTAATAAAAGAAGAATATCTAATATCCTCACATATAGAACAAGGTCAATGAATTCGCCGCCACTAAATTACACCGTTGCAGGCACCAGAACATTTCCAAAAGGAAACCATTTGCGAAAACAAATATTAGATAATCTCTCATTCTCTAGTTATATTATACCACACTTTAGGGGCAAATGTCAAGAGTTTATTGAAAACTATATCTCTTTCCATTTCTCACACCATAAAAGATATGTTGATCTATTGATGTAGTTACTCTTTTTTGATGAGCCCATCTTGGGGCATCAATATAAGTTGCATGATAATGGGTTGCCCCATCTGTAATATCAAGTAAATCATGCCGTCTCTTCAATACATATTTTGCCAAATTATGTGCAGATTTCCAAAGCTGACCGGCGATAGCTGGGTCATCACCCTTGCCGTCACAATACCACGAAAATTGGCATCGATCTCTTTTCGGAAATCCGTTTGTTGTGTGAGGTCCTTCGTAAACCACTTCACACACAGAGTTGGGATAGTGTTTAGACTTTACTCGATTTAAAGTTACTTGTGCAACTGCAAGTTGTCCTGCAGTACTTTCTACAGCGGCCTCAAAATAAATATTTTTGGCCATGCATTCTATTTCTGACTGACTAACAAGTGGCTCCCATGATAATACAGGAGCAGATTTTGGAGATAGTTTTTCTATCGTTGTCCACGTAGGAGGTGGTCCATCAACACTTGAATCAATAACTTTCATTCCTATCACATTATGCATTAAAAAAAATATCAGCGGAAATAGATATAGGAAAAATTTTAACATATTCCTCTTCTAGTTGGGTTAACGTTCTTCAGAAACTTGCCCGGTTTCTTTTTGGACTTTTCATATATCTGTCGGCTGAACCCATCTTAGAGCTTTTTATAAAATTATCTATGTCAAAATTTGATTCCCAAATGTCAGTACCCAGTGGCCCAGTAAATTTATTCTTACTTTTATCGTAACCAAAAGTAACTATAAAATTTAAAGGGTTAACGAGTCTAGCCGTAACGGAACGTGGTATATCTTCTGCTTGATCATAATCCAATCGCCGAACTTCGGCTTCTTTGTCGGATTCATTTCCTGCAGAATCTATACGCTTAAATTTTACGATTCTATTTTCAAATTTATTTACATTTATCATTTATGGTAATATTTCTGGAAAAGTTGTCTTAACCAATTTATATGTTAAACCTCTATAGTTTAACTTTTTATCTTTAACTTGAATTACAACTGCAGCCTCTTTAGGATGCAAACTTTCTAACATCTGTACAAACAACTGCTCTCTCCGTAATTGAGTAAGTCCATCATGGCCCCCTTCAATGTAAAGGTAAAATTTTCTAATATTGGGATATAGATATGTGGGGTTGTACTCATCAGGAGAACCAATCGTTTTATACGGTGGCTCACCAGAAGGCAGAGCAAACTTTATGTCTGGATGAAAGGCATATTTTAATAGGTCCTTAAGAGGGTTTGATTCATTTTCCAATAAGACTTTCTTTCTTGCCCCAAAGGAATTTGCCGCTGCTACTTCCTCAAATATTCGTGGGATACTTAGTGCCATAAATTAAAACTCCGATAAATTCTCAGTTAAGTTTTTTAACCTATGATTGACAAAGTATGTAAGTAACCTGTTGCGTTCACCAACTTGCGTTGTTTCAAACTGTTTAGTTATATTTATACGAATTGACTCAGGTACTTCACCTAAATCAATTAACTGTTTGTTTCTATTATAGTTCCTTAACATTTCAGCATCACAATACATATCTGGATCTAAATCATACCACGCATCTACTTTCTTTGTAGTTATAGGTTTCTGGCGCCTACCTTCATCGATAAACACATTATCATCAGACATAATGTTTGGAACGCCATCGCCAACATCTCCCCTTATAAGTTTTTCATGAAGGTTCTTCTTAGCATCACCGTCAACGAACTTCTTTTGCATAGGAGAATATTGTCTGACATTGAATTTATGTAACTGCACAAAATCTTTATCACTAGATAATATCAATGTTCGTTCATCTATTAGGCTTACTAAAGTGGCAATAATATCATCTGCTTCTGCTTTCTCTACTTGAATTAATTTATAGGGAAACCATTGACGGAGTTCATCTTTCAATTGATTCAAACA